AATATGATCCATTCAATGGTATGTCTAAACCACTCAAATCTGATATGGATATGTATTATAACTCTGATGAAGATATCATTCGAGTAGCAGGTAAAATCGATTATCAGAAAATGATGGTAGAAGTTCTAGAAGAGATTATGAACAACTTGAGATGGAGACACACAAATATTAAGAATATCTTAGAGTTTAAAAAGTTTACATCTGGAGCGTAACTTAATAATATTTAGAACATGCTCAATATTCGTAAAGTTAATGAAGCTAAAATACACATATCTAGCGATGATAGTGGTGTATTGATGGAGCTACAAGAATATTTTACATTCTTTGCAGAAAATTATAAGTTCATTCCAAGTTATCGCAATAAGATGTGGGATGGAAAAATTCGACTATTTTGTAGGAGATCTCAGACAATGGCGTTTGGTCTTTTAGGTAAGATTGTTGAATTCGCTACAGATCGTAACTATGAAATTAACATCGATGAGAATATTAAACCTACTCTTAGTTCGACTGACGAAGAACTAGACACTTTCATTAGTGAGCTATCTCTATCATCGAAAGAGAATGTTATTCAAGCTCGTGATTATCAAACTGCGGCATTTAAAGAAGCTGCTACATCTCAGAGAACGATACTACTCTCTCCTACAGGATCTGGTAAATCTCTCATGATCTATATGCTTGCTCGATACTTTCTTTCGAAAGAGATGGATCGAAAGGTTCTAATCGTGGTGCCAACTACTTCACTCGTAGAGCAGATGACAAAGGATTTTGCTGATTATTCCTCGAATGATCCTGATTATAACGTTGACGAAGAGGTACATAAGATCTATTCAGGAAAAGAGAAGTTTAACATTAACGCATCGATCGTTATTACTACGTGGCAGAGTGCTATTAAACTTCCTCTTTCATGGTTTGAATCATATGGCATGATTGTAGGTGATGAAGCTCATACCTTTAAAGCGAAGAGTCTAACTACTATCATGGATCGCTTAAGTAAAGCATATGTTCGTATAGGAACGACTGGTACTCTTGATGGAGGTAAAGTAAATGAGTTGGTTCTTGAAGGAAGTTTTGGTCCAACATATAAAGTGACGAGCACCAAGAAGTTGATGGATGAAGACACATTAGCAGATCTAGATATTCAGTGCTTAGTGCTAAAGTATCCAGATGGAATGCGAAAAGCAATGGCTAAAGCAACATACCATGAAGAGATTGATTGTATTGTAAGCTATGAGAATCGAAATAAGTTTATTACTAATCTGGCTCTCGATCAAAGCGGAAATACTCTTGTCTTATATAATTTGGTGAACAAACACGGTAAAGTTCTATATAACATGATAAAGGATAAGTCCACTAAAAGAAATGTATTTTTTGTGTCAGGTGCTGTGAATGCTGAGGAGCGAGAACGAATCAGAGAGTTAACTGAAAAAGAGAATGGTGCGATTATCGTAGCTTCAATGGGTACGTTTAGTACTGGCATCAACATTAAAAATCTTCACAACATCATATTCGCTGCTCCTACTAAATCACAAATTAGAGTTCTTCAGTCGATTGGTAGAGGATTAAGGAAGTCGGATAGTGGGCAATCAACGATTGTTTATGATTTAGCAGATGATATATGCTGGAAAAAACATAAAAACTATACGCACAACCATGCTATAAATAGAGTTAGAATATACGCTAAAGAGAAGTTCAACTATAACATACACGAGGTACCGATGCCATGATAAACAATGATGAATTCCTAATTACTTACAGATTGGTCGATGGCAGTTATGTCATCGCTGAAGAAGTTGATATGAATGAAGAAGCAGGAGTGATTTATGTCATATCTCCGCTCGAACTTATTAGAAGTTCAGAAGGTGTTAAACTAATTCCGTGGATAGTAGGAGAAGATGATGTTGCAATTGAGTTAAACGCTAATAACATTATAGCTAGAAGTGAAACAACCGAAATGGTGTCTAAATACTATTATAAGTATATCGCGTATAATAATATAATGAAAGCTTTACTTGCTAAAGAAGATAACGAAAGCTATAATAGTAATAATGATCAAGTTGATAATCTAGATTCATTAGATAGTTTCTTTAGTAAATTAGAAAAACCGAATAGATTAGACTATAATTAATAGACATCTCTGTGGTTGTTTGTGTTTGATAAATCCAATTATAACAACAAACAGCAGACTTGTAAACCCCTAAATGCTGTACTCACTGATATAACATTAAGTATTTACTTATCAGCGATTATATGGTATAATATATATTATGAAAATGAATCCTAAGACGAAGAGAGTACGGCGCGCCAAAGAGCATTACGTAAACAATAAAGAATTCTCACAAGCTGTAGTTGATTATGTATGTAGTGTTAACGAAGCCCGTGAAGCTGGTTCTAAGGAACCAATGATAACAAACTACATTGGTGAATGTTTCTTAAAGATCTGCAATGGGCTATCTCATAAACCAAACTTCATTGGTTATACATATCGCGAAGAGATGGTAATGGACGCAGCTGAGAATTGTGTGAAGGCTATTATGAATTATGATGTCGAAAAGGCAACTCGTACTGGATTGCCAAATGCCTTTGCTTACTTCACTCAAATCACATATTTTGCATTCCTTCGTCGTATCGCAAAGGAGAAAAAACAACAAGATATCAAAGAGCGTTATATCACCTATGCTGGTGCAGATGCATTTGCTGACTTTGGTTCTCATATTAGTGTTGCTAGCTCAGACAACGTTGTTGATTCTATTAGAAATAAGTCTATGCGAATTAGAGAGAAAGATAATGCTATTAAGGATTTTGGTAAAGAGTTAAAGAAGAAAGAACGAAAGACAAAGGGTAAATCTGGCGGAATCGAACTCTTCTTTTAGAGGCATTTTATATTATGAGTAAGTTAGCAATCTTAAATGATACGCATTTTGGTGTAAAGAACGGTTCACAAATCTTCTTGGATTATTCAAGTAAGTTCTTTTCTGAAGTATTCTTTCCATATTGTCTAGAACACAATATCAAACATGTGCTGCACGCTGGAGACTACTTTGATCATAGAAAGTTCGTCAATTATAAAGTCATGCAGCATTCATTCGATGCCTTCATTTCGAAACTCTATGAGTATGACATGACAATGGATATTATTTGTGGCAATCATGACGTATACTATAAGAACACTAATGAACTCAATTCTTTAGAACAAGTGCTTGGTCAATATTCTGATCGTGTCCATATTCATATGAATCCAATCGATAAAGATTTCGATGGACTAAGTATAGGATTCTTGCCGTGGATGACACAAGATAACTATGATGAATGCACAAAGTTCATCGCGACTTCAAAATCGCCTATCATTCTTTCACACTTAGAACTACAGGGATTTGTAATGGGTAAAGGATTGCCAGTAGCATCTCACGGATTAAACTCAAGTCTATTTTCTCGCTATGAGATGGTATTATCTGGACACTACCACACCAAATCGACACAAGGCAACATACACTACCTTGGTACACAGATGGAATTGACGTGGTCTGATGCTGGTGATCCTAAATACTTCCACATCCTAGACACTGAAACTCGCGAGTTAACTCCAGTAAGAAATAAGTATTTACTTTTTCGCAGAATAAGATATAATGATACAGAGACAGAGGCTATTACACGTGATGAGATTAGAGGATCCTATGTTAAAGTTGTAGTAGTATCTAAAAAAGACCTATATGAGTTTGACAAGTTTATTGATCGCCTTCAATCGTATGAACCCTTCGAAGTAAAAATCGTTGAAACATTCGAAGAATACACTGGTGAAAATGTAAGCGATGACGATATATCAACAACCGATACACCGACATTACTTAATACCTATGTTGACTCTATAGAAACAGATCTCGACCCTGATAAACTAAAAACTATGCTACAAGAATTATTCGTCGAAGCACAACAGCTTGAATCTATATAATGTTACTCTTTGAATCTATATCATACAAAAACTTCTTATCGACGGGTGACAAACCAACAGTCATTGAGTTGAATAAGGATAGTGCCACTCTTGTAGTAGGTGCAAATGGTGCTGGCAAATCTACAATGCTTGATGCTATTTCGTATGCACTATTTGGAAAGCCACACCGAAACATTAATCGACCTCAGTTAGTCAACAGCATTAACAATAAGCAGTTGCTAGTAGAAGTTAAGTTCTCTCTTGGTTCAAACAGGTATCGCGTAATTCGTGGTATGAAGCCGAACATCTTTGAGATCTATCATAACGACGTGATGCTCAATCAAGAGTCTCACTCACGTGATTATCAGAAGGTGCTAGAGATGAACATTCTCAAACTGAACCATCGATCATTTCACCAGGTAGTTGTATTAGGATCGGGAAACTTCATTCCCTTTATGCAGCTTCCATCATACCAACGTCGTAGCGTGATTGAAGATCTATTGGACATCGGCATCTTTACAAAAATGAATATGCTCACTAAAGAGCGTTTCTCTAAACTAAAGAGTGATATTCTCGATACTGATAATCAATTGAATATCATTAAAGAACAGATCACATTACAATCTAAACATATTAGTGATCTTCAGAATATCGATATCCAACGTTCAACAAAGGCGTCGAAGAAGATCGATTCTCTCCAGTCGGAGATCGAACTACTTGAAAAACGTAATGCATCGTTGAATGATAGCTATACAGAGCAACTCAGTCCTTTACTTTCTAAACTAGAAAAGGCGCAATCTAAATTAGATAAGATGACTGAGTATAAGATCCAAATCAATTCAAAGATTGGTGATGTGGTAAAGCATGCAAAATTCTATGAAACAAACAACTCTTGCCCAACCTGCGAGCAGAATATATCATCAGAGCTAAAAGAGCATAAACACGCTGAAGCTGCTGTCACAGCGAAAGATCTAAGTAAAGGACTAAAGGAATTAGATGTTAATATCACAGATGCCTCAGAAAAGCTTAGTGTTATTCGAGCTAATCATGCTAACGTTCAAAGTATACAGTCTGATATTAGTTCGAATCAAAGACTCATAGGCAATCTACAAGCACAGATTTCTGATCTTCAAAAGGAGAACGATATAACAGACGAGCTTACTGATACTGCTGCAGCAACTCTAGAACTCGATTCGCGAAAAGCACACTATAACGATACGCTTGATAATAAGTCCAAACAGTTAGAGACTCGTTCGTATTATGATGCAATTGGTGAACTGTTGAAAGACACTGGAATTAAGACTAAGATCATTCGTCAGTATCTTCCGATAATGAATAATCTAATCAATAAGTATCTCAACATTCTAGACTTCTTCGTGAAGTTTGATTTAGATGAGTCATTTAACGAAACGATACGATCTCGCCACCGCGATGAGTTTAGTTATGCCTCTTTCTCAGAAGGTGAAAAGTCGAGGATTGATTTAGCATTACTCTTTGCATGGCGACATATCGCTAAACTAAAGAATTCTACTAACACAAACCTCTTGATTCTTGATGAAACATTCGACTCGTCTCTCGATGTCGATGGAGTAGACAATCTCCTTAAGATTTTATATAGCCTTAAGAAAGATTCGAATGTCTTTATCATATCTCATAAGAAGGATGTACTCGATGGTAAGTTCCCCCGTAAGATTGAATTCGAGAAGGTGAATAACTTCAGTCAAGTTAAGAAAGATGGATAATTACAGAAACGACACCGCTAATAATATAATCGCGCTCGCCCGCGCCCGGGGGAAGGCAGATCCAAACCAAACCGATAGTGAGATCTTTGAGTCGTATTTTAAGAACACTCTCGCACCAGCATTTAAAGCTCAATACGGCTTAAATATGCGATATGGAAGCTTCGACTCGATCATAGTTCAAGCAAAGACGGCTCTAATTTTGTGAGTTTTTCACATTCTATATAGAAAAGTGCATAAGTGATTGGTACATAACGATATACAAAGGTTTACATTGATGCTCAAATAGGGTATAATAGATCCATAACCACCCACTAAATAAGTTATGGAAAAAATACTCGACCTTCAAAACCAGTCTTCTCTGGCCAAGCTATTGGCTACAGAGAACATTACTGTCACTCACAGTAAGTCCTTATCGACCGCGTACTTTGACGTTAAGAATCGTGTGCTTGGCCTTCCAGTTTGGAAAGACAAAGGTAAGGTTGTATATGACATGCTTGTAGGCCACGAAGTTTCACATGCTCTTTATACAGACCACGCAGAATTTGAAAAGTTCATTGCTGTAGAAGGTCGTGGCAATTTCGATATTCTCAATATCATCGAAGACATTCGTATCGAGCGTCTAATCAAACTGAAGTATGCTGGTATGCCTCGTATTTTCAACGGTGCATATAAGGAACTTGTTGAAGCCGACTTCTTTGACACAGCTAATAAAGATATTACAGCGCTATCATTTTTAGATCGCTTGAATCTTCGTGCTAAAGTCGGACCATTTATTGATGTGCCTCTTAATCCTATCGAGGAAGACATTTACAATCGCTGCCTTCAGGCCGAAACCTTTGACGATGTTGTTAAGCTCTATCACGAAGTGAAGAAGTTCATGAATGATCAGAAGAAAGAGGAACAGTCTCAAGACGACGAGCAATCAACTGAAGAAGAACAATCTAAAGGTGATAGCGACGAAACTTCTGAAGACACTCCAATGAACGAGTCGCCAAACGAGTGGGCCGACTTCTTTGACACCTCAGACGACTTTGGTGCTGATAATGTTGAAGACGATGGCGAAGAATCTTTTACTCAAGAGGTTGACGATGCATTAGAAGACGATGGCTCTACTGAAGAAACTGAAACAGTACGGTCTAATCAAGAACCAGATTCAGCAGCACCATCAGCAAGTGAAGGTGCATCTGGGAAATCTGACTCAAACGGTGAGGATATCGATCTCACTAATCAATCTGAGACTATGAAGTCTTTTGATGAAAATGCGATTGAAGAACAAGAAACTGATATGTACGGTCGCAATCGTACTCCAGCAATTTGTCTATGGCCTACAAAGACCACTATCGAAAAGCACATCATCCCATACAAGACAGTGCTTTCACAACGATCAAACACGAGCGGAGATCCTGAATCATATGATAAAAAGTATTTAGAATTGGTCGCTACTCGCTCAATCGAATTTAAGAAGAATCTCAATAAGAAAGTTGGAGTTCTCGTCCGCGAGTTCGAACGTCGTAAGGCTTCATACCAATATTCAAGAGCACAAGAATCTCGTCGTGGATCTTTGGATGTCAACAATTTACACAAATACAAGTACGATGATCAAATCTTCCAAACAACGATGAAGTTGGCAGATGCTAAAAGCCACGGAATGATCTTCTTTATTGACTACTCTGGCTCAATGAGTCACGTACTCAGAGACGTCCTTGAGCATACACTCAATTTGGTACACTTTTGCAAGAAGGTTGGTATTCCATTCGAAGTTTATTCATTCACTTCTAACTACTCTCTTGACGACTCCGATGTTAGCCAGTCTGAATATGAATTTGATATGAAGGATCTAGTTCTTGCCAACTTGTTCTCGAGTAATATGTCAAAAGCAGAATACAAAATAGCGTTTGATCAAGTGGTCAATCAGATCTCCTTCTCAAATGCTGGCAGATTCTCTCAGCATGGTCTATCACCGTTCGAACACCTCGGCGGTACACCATTAAACGCTGCATTGATGGCAGCACACCATGTGGTAAAGAAGTTCAACAAAAAGCACAGTGTCCAAAAGACAAATGTGATTTTCCTCACTGATGGCGAATCACACTCGTGCTTCCCTGCTAATGTTCGTTATTGCGCACCATCATTTATGACAATTGTTGGAGGAAAGCAATACAGTCTTCCACGGACTGCAACAACACCAGTATTAACCAAGATGCTAGGCGATATCACTGGAGCAACAACTATTGGATGGTACTTACCCTCATGTAAATCAGCAGCCGTAAAACACCTTCGAGGTATGGCATTCTCATCAGCAAAAGAACTGCACTATAGCGATACCACCAAAAAGTGGATAAAGCAATATAATAAGGATGGCTTCTTTAATGCACTGAACTGCTTTGGTTATGATTCGTACTTCCTTCTCAATTCAGATATCAAGATCAAAGATGAGGAGTTCGCCTATAAGCCAAATACTGACAAATCTCTATCTGACTCCCGCGGTGAACAATCCAAGTTAGCTCGTGAATTCGCGAAACACAACGTCAAAAACCGTCAAAATCGGATTATCATGACAAAGTTCGCTGAAACAATTGCTTAATTTCACAATTTTCTAGCAACCTTTATATCAAATTTTACAAGTTACTGATAGCCAAGAACATAAAACCATTTACAATATACCTCAAATATAGTATAATAGACCTATAACCAACCAATAAGATTATGACAATAGAAAAACTCACAGAAATGCTCAAGGAGACTGGTAAGTCCTCCTTTCGAAATCAAGACATTCTCACCGCCGCAGCTGAGAATGGTATAAACCACGCTGATGCGTATAAGATCATTCGTAAGATGCACAAGATATCTAGAGGAGTGTACTCATTCACAGCAGCTCCAGTTTCGATCCAAGCTCCAATCGCGAGCAGCATCATTGAGAATAAAGTAGCTCTACGCGGAGTATCATCTGTCTCAAGTGACGAGGTGTATGTGCCTACAGTAGATCCTACCTACATCAAGTGGGGAGAGTATAACGACATCATGAAGATCATCAAGTCTGGCATGTTCTTTCCAACATATATTTCAGGCCTCTCAGGCAATGGCAAAACCATGATGGTTGAACAAGCCTGTGCGAAAGCCAAACGCGAATTCGTACGAGTTCAAATCTCTCCAGAAACCGATGAGGACGACTTAATTGGTGGCTTCCGTCTTATTGATGGAGAAACCGTTTTCCAAAAAGGTCCAGTCGTAAAGGCAATGGAACGAGGTTGCATTCTCTTGATCGACGAGATCGATCGTTCCACCAACAAGATCATGTGTCTTCAAGGTGTGCTCGAAGGCAATCCAATTCTCCTTAAGAAAACTGGAGAAGTGGTTCGACCTGCTGATGGATTCAATGTCATTGCAACCGCGAATACTAAAGGTCGTGGATCAGACGATGGTCGATTCACTGCAGCATCTATTATCGATGATGCATTCCTCGAACGATTCGTGTGTGTAGTTGATCAGCCATTCCCTCAGCCAACAATTGAGAAGAAGATTGTTTCAGCTCACATGTCAAAATTCGGTGTCGAAGACGAGGAATTCACTGATAAGCTAATCGCGTGGTCGAATGTAATTCGCAAAACGTTTGAGGCTGATGGTGTCGATGAAGTAATTTCCACCCGCCGTTTATGCCATATCTCAAAGTGCTACTCAATCTTTGAGGATCGAATGAAGTCAATCAACAAGTGCATCAGCCGCTTCGATGACGAAACACGAACAGCGTTCTTAGACCTCTACACCAAGATTGACGAGAGCCAACTCACTGAAGACGGAGAGATCGTGATCGAGGGCGAAATTATACCAGAAGAAGAACCACCATTTTAAGAATTTGCGGTGGAGACCGCAAGTCATAACAAAAAGTCCTATCTCCTTTTTTTCCGTGGTTGGTTGGTGAAGGAGATAGGCACCATTTTTAATATACACTACCATGAACGGAATAAAATACGACAACAACAAACCAGACTATAGTCTAATACCTCCACACGCTCTTGACGACGTTGCGAGTGTACTAACATATGGAGCACAAAAGTATGACAGAAACAATTGGCTCGAACTCGAGAATCTCAATGAACGATATTTTGCTGCAGCTCAACGACACATGTGGGCTATTCAAAGAGGAGAAACACATGACAATGAGACAGGCCTTCATCACTCAGCACATGCTATTTGTTGTATGATGTTCATGCTTGAATTTAGTTATTTACAAAACAACAAAAATAAGATATAATATATATTATGAAAATCAGTAAAGAAACCCTCGAAGTGCTGAAGAATTTTTCGGCAATCAATCCTAATCTTGTTATTTCTGAAGGTAACAAGCTATCAACAATCGCTGACGCTAAAAATATTATGGCAGCAGCAGTTGTTTCAGAATCTTTTCCAAAGAAGGTTGGCATCTATGATTTGAATGAGTTCCTTTCTGCGCTCTCATTGATCGAAGATCCTGACTTTGAATTTGGTGATAATGACGTTAGCATTAAATCAAACAATGCAACGCTCACATATCGATATGCTGACACTAGCATTTTGACTTCTCCAGAAAAGGAAGTGAATATGCCACCAACAGATGTCGAAGTCAATCTCACCGCAGACGACATCGCACAAATCCGTCGAGCAGGTAGTGCACTGAATCATCCAGTTGTATCAATCACAACTGAACATGGAGACGACGCCGTATATCTACAAGTAAAGGATCCTAACAACTCATCAGCTAATGTCTATTCGCATAAAGTGTGTAGCGCTAGTTCTGATGATGCATACGATTATCAATTCCTTATTGCCAACCTTAAGCTTATTCCAGGCGATTATAAAGTAGCAGTAAGTTCTAAACTAATTTCGAACTGGGAGTGTATAAATAACACTTCAGTGAAATATTGGATCGCTCTCGAAAAGACATCCACAACCAAATAATAATATCATATATGAGTGAAGAAACAACCACAGAGGAGCAAGTTCTCCCAGAAACACAAGATGAACCTACAGCACCAGATGTAAATATCGGTGACTTCCGAGCAATGCTACAAATTATTGATGTAGCTTCTCAACGAGGAGCGTTTAAGGGCGAGGAACTAACTTCGGTTGGTACAGTCCGCGATCGACTGAATGCGTTCGTACAATACCATACGCCTCAGCCAGAAGAAGAAGCACCAGCTGAGTCTGATGATGCTAAAGCATAATACGCTATAGGTTATTAATACAAAGATCCCTCTGTGATTGAGACAGAGGGATCTTTTAGCGTAGTACAAAAGGCTTTACTTACTTACACACATTTGGTATAATATATTATGAATAAAAATGAAAACGAATTTCTCTGGGTCGAGCGCCACCGTCCAAAAACAATTGACGAATGCATTCTTCCCGAATCACTAAAGGCAACATTTACTGATATTGTAAAGCACGGCGAACTGCATAATATGTTGTTGTCAGGAACTGCAGGGTTAGGTAAGACAACTGTCGCACGAGCGCTATGTCATGAATTGGATCTCGAATACTTACTTATCAATTCATCTGAGGAAAGTGGAATCGATGTTCTTCGTTCTAAGATCAAACAGTTTGCTTCGTCTGTGTCTTTACATGGTGGAAAGTA